ATCGAGTAAGAAGCAGCCCAGGCCTACTGGCATGGACCCTGCGAACCCAAGTTATGGGACAATGGATAGCGGAGGGCAGACAGACCCAGCTGGTAAGATGAATAGTTTGTTTGGCACTGGTAACCGTGATGTACCATCCAACCAAGGCGAACTTCAATCCAAAGCGAATAGGAGCTTCTGATGGCAACAACTGGATACCCAGCGAATGCGGGTGGAGGCTCAAGCGGCCTCGCCCAGTCTGGTGGCCGAGACACCACATTCGGCACAGAGGGCGGCGGCGTACCGCTCACCAAAAAGGTTACTCAGGGCGCTACTGAAGCCACTGGCATTAATGGTGTCGGCCTGACGTACAACGTTCGGTCAGCTGGCGGCGATAGAACACAGACCCCGTGGAAGGGCACTGCTGGAGGCACTCCGCCACAGTACACCGGTGGCCTTCAGAAGCCGATTCAGGACTTGCGTAAGCAGCGTCCGCCTGTTCGCGGTGGAAGTCAGGATATATAATGACAACGCCATATGGAGCCGTTCCAAGAGGCCCGCAGACAGGAACGCCGAATACCAAGCCGATTGGGGCTAGTGGGCAGAAATTCGGCAAAACTCTGAACCCATGGGGTGGTCCGAACATCCCAAAAGGCCAGGTCCCAAAGGGCACAAATAGCGCTTCAGGCTCAAGTACGAGCAAGCCGGTACCAGATCCACAGCTATTTGATACCGGCGTTCGTAGCAGTGATCCGCTAGAATGGCCGGTTGTGCTGAATTGGGATGGTAGCTATACACGACAGCCATCAACGAGCGGTATTACTGCGAACGTGATTAACAAGGTAAATGCTGCGGTAGAGCACGCATACACCCGTGATGGCTATCAAGCTAGCCCATAGTATGCCATGCCGGCACTACTTAACCCGTGGGCGGTGTATGATAGCCCACTAGTATCTTGGGACCCACACCCGGCCCAGGAATTAGTGCTGGAAAGCCAAGCGAGACACAAGGTTTGGTGTGCCGGTAGGCGTACTGGCAAGAGCGATTTGGGCGGGCACGTGCTTTTGCCAGAGGCTCTTTACACGCGATCTGTGGCCGAAGAATGGCTAAAACAGGGCAAAGCGCGCATATTTTGGATCGTTTCAGACGAATATTCCACTGCTGAGAAGGAATTTCGGGTCATTTGGCACCTATGCAACATGCTAGAATTGCCGATTGATAAGCCAGGAAGCTATTACGACGCTGTTGGCGGGAATATGCACCTTAGTTTGTGGAAGGGTGCATTCCAGATACACTGTCAGAGCGCAAAATACCCTGAACACCTTGTTGGTGAAGCGTTATGCGGAGTGATTATGGCTGAGGCGGCAAAAGCTAAGCCGTCAATATGGCATAGATTCATCCGCCCAATGCTTAACGACTACAAAGGATGGTCTCTTCACACATCTACACCACTTGGGCACAACCATTTCTATGATAAATTCCAAATGGGACAAGACCTTTATAACCCAGAATGGGAATCTTGGCGTGTTCCTAGCTGGTACAATCCTTACGTTTATGTCGGTGAGACTCGTGATGAGGACGTAAGACAGTTACTGCTAACTCTCGAAGGTGCACCAGGGCTAAGCGCGTTCGAGATAGCTGATCAACAGCAGCTATATATTGATGGTGAAATACTTCAGCTGGTTGAAGAGCTACCACCTGAGTTGTTTGCTCAAGAAATTGCGGCCGACTTCACTGAATTCGCCGGTCAAGTGTTCAAAGATTTCGATGAGGCGTACCATGTTGGTGATCTACGTTTCAACCCTGAGTGGGAAACGTACGCAGCTACTGACTACGGCTTTACCAACCCGAATGTCTGGCTTCTAATCCAAGTGGGGCCTTGGCAGGAAATTAATGTATTGGCTGAAGTACATGAAATGGGTTTAACTGCAGACAAATTCGCGGAAGAAATCAAGCGTAGACGGCTCAACCCACCACAACTTGAAGTGTTCTTCCCAGATCCAGCCGATCCGATGAGCACTAGAACACTTCAGGACAGGCTTCACATTAGGCCAGCTGCGAAAACTGGTGGCGAACTCAATCTTCGCATCAATTTGATACGCCAAGCACTGCGAAAAGGCAGAATTGATCGTGAAGGAGCCATGTTAAGCGAGTCAAATTCTGATATTTGGCGCCCTCAGCTTATGATTGATCGCCGAAATTGTCCGCGTATGCGTGAAGAAATGTTGGCTTATAGGTATCCAGAACGCAGAGAGGATGCCGAATTAAGTCGTGATCGCTATGAGAACCCAATGAAGAAGGATGACCATGCTCCTGAAGCTCTCGGACGCTTCATGATTGGGTATTTTGGCGATGGAACGTTGCTCGACATGGGTACTAAAGTAACAAAAGCTAGGATCAGAGTCGGTCGCAAAGGCCGCAACTTCTTAAATAAGCGCGAGAAGCCGCTCAGGAGTATGATAAATGTGAAGGGTGGATTCCCCGACTGGAGGGAATGGCAGTAGTGGACCATAAACACTGTGATATATGCCCTATAATGACGTGTAATCACAATCGTCGTACTCAAAAGATCGTAGTGCTTTCCATGCCTATCGTTAGGCGTGCCGATCGAAATAAAGAGAAAGCTGAAGCTAAGTGAGCATAAATCTTTCAGTATTTGGCTATCCTGGCTGGGAAGCTGATAATGAAGGCAATGTTTACAAGAATGGTAAGCTTATACCAGGTAAAGTATATCAAGGATATAATAGATCGCATACTAGTTTCCCGCTGATTAAGCGAGCTACTTTAGTGTGTACAGCTTGGCATGGACCTAAGCCATTTGATGAAGCTGAGGTTAGACATCTTAATGATATTCACGATGATGATAGGCCTGAAAATCTAAAATGGGGGACACATACTGATAACGTTCGTGATTCCGTAAAGAATGGAACTCACTATACGCCAAATTATGAAGGTGGTTGTGCTCCGAAACCAAGTACTCGTGGGTTTAAACATTATAAAGCTACACTATCTGATGATGATATTAGAGAGATTCGTAGATTACGTGCCGAAGGGGTCAGCGCGGTAGAATTAGCGAAGACTTACGGAGTTCACGTGCAATATGTTTACGCTGTAGTCAGCCGTAGAAAAAGATCGGAGGTGGTCTGATGCCGATAGATATTCGGCAGTATTGACGACTCAGCCATCGACTTTATTCGCGATGACCTCAAGTTTAGCCGTCTGATATCAAATCTTAGCAATAATGACGACCGTATTCGTCTTAAAGCGTACATGCTTTACGATGACATGTACTACAACCGTCCCGAGCACATTAGGATTACGCTCCGCGGCGGGGTTAATACCATTCCTAGTGTTGCGCCGCCATCGAGTACAAGTTCAAGCTGGGCCGAAGAAGATGAAGACAGCGTTCAGATTTATGTCCCTAGTGCGAAGAAGTGTATCGAAGCTGTAAATAGGTTCTTAGCTGTTGGCTGGAATGTTCAGCCAGATCCAACGTTCCCAAAGACTGCTAATACTCAAACTGTAGCCATTTTTATCCAGAATTTATTTAAACGTGAGCGGATGCCAAGTAAGTTCGCTCAGATGAAGCGTTACATGCTTATTAAAGGTGATGCGCTTCTACATATTACAGCTGATCCTAAGCGTTTGCCTGGTCAACGAATCAGCATTAATGAGCTTCGTGCAGAGCATTATTTTCCAATAGAGGATTCTCAAGGCAATTATATCGGTTGTCATTTGGTTGATATCATCAATAATCCAAATAATACACTTAAGCTCAATCAGTATACTGGAAAGGAAGTGGTTCGTCGGCAGACGTATCGCAGAGAGCTTGATGATGCTGGCTTCCCAACAGGCCGGATAACATCAGAGCTTGGACTATATGAAATAGGTAAGTGGGATGATCGAGTCTTACCTGCTTCAGAGCTTAGTCTGATCCAAGAAGTACAAGACCCATTCTATTTGCCTCCAGAAATCAATCAGATTCCAGTGTACCATTGGCGCAATATGCCGCCGCCAGGTAGCTTTTTTGGTACATCTGAATTGGCTGGCGTTGAAAGCGTCATCACCGCCATCAACCAGGCCATGTCCGATGAGGACTTGACTCTGATTATGCAAGGTTTAGGAGTTTATTGGACTGATGCTAGTCCACCGTTAGATCCGAGCGGCAATGAAGTCGAATGGGAAATTAGTCCACGATCAGTGGTACAGGTTGCATCTGGCGGACAATTTGGACGAGTTTCTGGAATTACAACCGTGCAACCATTTGGTGACCACATCAACTCTCTTGACGAGGCAATGCAACAGGCCCTTGGGGTACCAGATATTGCTGTTGGCGTTGTTGATGTTACGACTGCGGAAAGTGGTATTGCCTTACAACTCAAACTTGGCCCACTTCTTGCTAAGAACCAAGAGAAAGAACTTGACTTACTCGATGTCGGAGACCAATTCATCTATGATCTCATAAATGGCTGGATGGTTGCTTATGAGGACATAGATGTTGAAGGTGCCATATTCTCTACTGCGTTCGACGACGCAATGCCTAAGAACAAGTCCAAAGATTTACAGGATTTGATTTCACTTTGGACTACGGCTGGGCCAGGAGCGCCAGGTGCTTGTTTGCCGGTAAGTTGGTTCTTCGAGCAGCTTAACAATATTATGGGCTACAAGCTTGATGAGACAAAGGACTTTGCGCAGGCTTTAGCTGATGCACAGAAGATAGTGAATGCTATAACGCCAACGCCGCCACCCGCACCGGCGCCATCACCAGATTTAGTTGGCGCAGGAGCGCCGGCCACTAATGGAGCACCAGGAGGTTAATAATGGCAGCAAAGAGGAAACCAAAGTTAGGTTCTGGCGCAAGATTCAAGGCGCTAACCAAGTCAATTTCAAAGCGCGGCGGGGTTAGCAATCCTGCTGCCGTGGCTGCGGCGATTGGCCGTAAGAAATATGGGAAGGCCAAGTTTCAGAAGATGGCTGCTACCGGTCGTCGTCGTAAAGGCAAGTAATTATGGCTAGGCGAAAGAAAACAGTAAAGAAAACATTTGGTGGTGCCAAGAAAGCAGGTTTGGTTGGTCGAAAGGCCAGCGGTAAGGCCATCAAAGGCTCAGTTGGTGGCGTCAAAACGAACAGAAAGTTCACATAATGGCCAGCGCAGCGCAATTGGCAGCACGTCAGAAGTTTACCGCAATGGTACGGGCCAAACAAGCAGGCAAAAAAGGCGCTGCTCCTGTTGCGTCAACGACCAAAAAGACAGTTAAAAAGGCAAAGCGCGCAACAAGGAAGCGTAAATAATGGCTCGCAATGGTGGACATACTATGGTAAGGCATGATGTTAGGAAGATTGCTAGGGCAGCTAAAGCTGAGGGTCCACCTGGTATTATTCCCGGCCAGCCGGCAGCTGGCCATCACCCGTTTTATAGTCGCGCGCAATGGCGATTATTCTTTGCTAATCCAAAGCTGCGTAGATGGGCGATAGGTAAGGCCCATGCGACTGGTGGCCATCATGAGATAACACAACGGTTACATTTTTCACCGGCGTACCGTGGCTTGCCAGAGCGTGAACGTGGTTTACATATCGGTCAAGGCCCAAAGCACCATAAAGGATAAGTCATGGGTATTTTTGCTGGTGTTGTAAGAGATATAACACGCGGTGAAAGACAAGCTGATCGCGATATTTACAGGGCCAGGCGTGATAGATCATCTGTAAGGTCTATGTTGCCAAATTTACCTGGTGGTAGAGGTCGTGGAATAGGTGGCTTGGGCAGGCTTAGACGGCTAAATAATTTCAATATGCCCGGTAACTGGGGTGGCTGGCCCAATATGCCTGGTCATGGCTTCGGCGGAGGCTTTGGTGGCGGTTTACTAGGTGGTGGCATCATGGGAAGTATTGCCCATCCAAAAATGCTTGGTATGGGCAAGCGTTCAAGTGCATCATCTAG